TCCCCATACCCCACCAACCTGACTTTAATACTTTGGCGATTGCCTTGACCTCGCCACCTGATAATTTTGGCTGTAATACGGGTATCATATAATTATTTTTTATGAATAATTGCTAACGCAGAATAAAAATGTAATGCCTTAATATTATAACTGTTTTTAATTTCTTTTGACTTATCAAACCTGACATCTTTTTTGGCATATTCCTGCAAATCATCAGCCAACCCCTTTAAAAATTCAATGGTATTCAATCCGCTATCCGACCCGAACTTTGGGAAATATGAAGTCTCTAAATCCTCAATGATATACAGCCCGTCATTCGCCAACTTTGGGAATAGGTTTTTGAAAGTGGTAATCTGTTGTTTCATTGTGTGACCCCCATCATCAATAATTATGTCATAACTTCCCAATGTATTCAAAAAACTAATATCCGCTTGGTCACCAATCAATATCTTTATCTGTTCCTCTTGAAAATTCAAAGCACGGCTATCAATATCAACCCCCGTAATCAAAGCATTCGGGAAATAATCACGCCACAACTTCAAAGAACCGCCACGCCTGACCCCAATCTCCAAAACTTCCTTGCAATTTTTCTTCGGGTGAAAATGTTGCTCATAAATCTGTAAAAAATAATCAGGTTTATTCGCCCCGTAAGTGTTCATCATATTTTTACGCCACTAATTGTTATTCTTGGTATTTTTCTATGCTCAAACCTTTTGACCTCAATCTTTTCCAATCCACAAAGAGTAAAAAATTCAACCAGTTTTTTCTCGGTAAATCCGCACTTATGCAAATCCTCGGTATATTTTTGCGCCCCATAAATTCCGTCCAACATATTCTCGTAAGGAATACCCTGCCAATCACTCATCAATTTACCCAAATCAACAGTTGTAATCTTTAACCAGCCACCCTTTTTGATTATCCTGACCCATTCCAATAAAGTCCGTTCAATATCAGCTCTCGGCAAATGTTCAATCGCATAATCCGACATCACCCCGTCAGCACTCTCACTCTCAATCGGCAAATCACGAATATCGGCGACAATATCCACGAACCTATGCTCCCGAATATCAACATTGACATACTCCGGCGATTTTCTCTTTATGCCCCCACTTCCTAAATTATAATATTTCATAAACTATTGATAATTTGTAGCCATTTTTTAGCGACATTCTCGGCACTATAAGTCAACGCATAATCTCTTAATTTTTCCTCAAACGGGGCGAATTTGAAATTATCCCAATCGGTTATCAAATACCTATCATCAACCCCAGCCTCCAGCATTGCTCTTTTATATTCAGGAATTGGCGACACAAAGGTAGGCAATCCAATCGCCCAATTCTTTAGCAACTTATTCATACCTTTAGCTTCGGTGAAAGAAGTCTTAGGCAAATAATAAATTGATAAATCACACTCCGCCAAATCTTTATCAACGGTTTCCCTGCTCCACTTCCTTGACTGCACCGCCTCATCAGTCAAATACTTTTTATAATTCGGAGTAGTAATCAAGCGGAAAACATACCCTTTCCCGACCAAAGTATCATAAACATCTTTCAAATATTCAGCATTATTCCCATAACCAGTCCACCCGATTATCTTTGGCTCATCAGCATAATCTTTTTTGATTGTCCCGTCCCAATCCAAACTATCATCAACAAAAATCGCCCTTTGACAATATCTATCTTTTAAATAAGGCGACCCGACCACCACGCAATCAGCTTTTTCCACCATAGTCTTGACCCCCCCGTCAGCAAAATAATCATCGTCAATATCATAAATCACTTTCGCCCCCTGAATTTGAGCTTTAAACATCTCATTGATATTGACCCTCTTTTGAATAAATAATATATCGCCCTTTTGATATTCAACAGGCAATTTAAAACTATACTCCCTATTCAAAAAAGGCAGAATATTATAAACCCTTAATCGGCTAGACGCCACCTTTTCATCGCCCCAAGTATAATAATAAATCATAAAACTTTATGCCACTTAAATCTTAATATTTCCCCATTTTTGTAATCCACGCCCAGCTTAGTCATCAATTTGTCTTTGTTGACCGCCTTATCCCGCTTAAATTCGTAATCCTCATCATAAATCTCATCTCGGACAAAGCAAGGCACTTTAATATCAGTAATTATTTTGACCTTTAATTTATTTAAGCAAATATCATTGAATAAAACATCTTCATACCCATAATGTCCCGAAAAATCCTCGTCAAACCCCCCGACTAAATCAAACGCTTCTTTACTCATCAAGAAAACTGATTTTGTCGTCCCGTCATCTTCACCATTGGTAGTCCGACCAAATTTATAGCAAACCATTTTGTCCGACCTATCCAATTTTATAATCTGGTCAAAAACTTCCTTAGTAATCAAATGGTCAATGTCAAAATATAAAATCCAATCAGTCAAAGCGACAGTAAAACCCAAATTTTTAGCACCACCCTGACCCCATTGAATATCATCATCAACCCGATAAATGTTTAATCGGGGTATTTCATTTTCAAAAGGTATTTTTGAGTGGTCGTCAACTACTAAAAACCTGACATCATCAGGCATTTTCAGCCATTCAGTCAAATGTCTTTTAATCATTCTCTGGTGATTATAATATGTGGTGAATAGGGTCAGCATTTTGTTTAAATATTTTTAATAGTTTAAGCGCATTTTCCCGATATAAAAAGTTATCCCCAACTGGCTCAAAAAACTTCTTTAAATCTTTGACCACGATACACTTATCAATAAACGGCTCGCAATTCACGCCGTTGGTGACTACGGGCTTGCCACACCTCAACGCCTCAATCGCCGTATTGCACCACCCCTCTCTATTCTCCCACACGACCACAAAATCAACCGACTGATACGCTTTCAATAATTCTTTATCATTCAAATCCTTGAAAGGCACTAATTCAATATTTTCCAAACCACTCAACGCCTCGGTAATACCAAAATCTTTTCTCGCTTGAAATCCGACCCTAGTTTTTTTCTCACTTTTCCAAAAATTACTCACTCCGCCCTCAACCAAATAACATTTGGTTTGATAACGTTTTAAAAATACCCGATTATTTAAAATGAACGGGTATTTTTTATAAAACTGACGATAAATAGCGTGATAACCACCCCCAACAATAACATAAATGTATTTCTGACCAGCTTTTGCCCTGTCTAAAATCCCCAAACTCTTTAAATCCGAAGTATCGCCAGTAATCACGACATCAGCAGTAATCTCACCGCTGACCTCTTTAATCTCCCCTTTAAAATTCCACAACCAATCACTCCGAAAACCCTTTGGCACATAAATAATAAACGGGTGACCATTCTCAATAAAAGCATTCCCAAGTTCAATGAACCTGCGAACTCCGCCATTATGCAATAAATGTGGTAAAATCGCCGCTATCATCATAAATCATCATCATTATTTTCAACTGCGAACCCGACCGCACTTGATAAATCTCTGTGTTCGTCATCTTCTTCGTCCCGATAAACAGCGTCAATCTGTGCCTTCCGTTCCAATCTCAATGCTTCTTTGGCAGAGTTGGCTTTTACTTTTTTGCGAATACAGTAAATCGGCATATTATAATTCTTTATTATCTTTATTCCAGTTTTCGTTATAAAGTCGGCTACTTTCCTCTTTGATTTTAGCAATATCCTTGCCCCTCTTAACCGCATTGGGAGTTGATTTTCGCCCATAATGATAAACAAAAGCGTCAAACCGAGCATACAAATTCAAACCCAACTTCATAACCTTACGGCAAAAATCACTATCCTCGCCATACAATTTAAACCGCTCATCAAAACCACCAACTCGCTCCCAAACCGATTTTTCAAAGACCATACAGAACCCCGACAACATATTAATCCTCTGTATCTTTTTTTCTTTTAATGGTTTTTTAAATCCCCCCTGAATACTGCCAGCCGTATTTGATACGCACCCGACCGCCCCGACATCTCTTTTGTCCTTGTAAACTTCCAGCATTTTTTCCAGCCAACCTTTATGCGGTATTGTGTCATTATTCAATAAACAAACATATTTAGCATTTGACCGCCCAACCAATCTATTCCAAACAACCGACAACGGCTCGTCTAACGGAAAATTATCATAGACAGTCAAGTGATAAGGTATACCGACAGTAGACATCACTTGGTTAACGCAATCCGCCTCATAATCAGGCAAACCATACTTGACGATTATTATTTCCACCATATTTATTTATGTTTAGCCGAGTGTATCTTTAATCCGTGTTCGCTCTTAGCAATAAATCCACAAGTCTCACAAACCAACAAATCAGTCGGTGGCAAATCATCGTCTAGTTTCTCATCAACAACGGGGTCATCAACTTCCTCAACTCTTATCTTTTCCGATTGGCTAGTTGTAGTTTTTATCCCAGTCCCAGCCGATACAACGGGGTCATTCCTATCGCTGACCAATTCAAACCCACCCCTACTCAAAGTTTCGTCCAAGTTTTCTTCGGGAATATCCAAAATTTTCCCGTCCACCAATCTTTTAACAAAATAAAACTTTCGTTCGTTTTCCATATATTTTACTTTTTTCAATTTATAATCTTGCACCTCATCAGCAATCATTTTGTGTATTGTCTTTTCATCAAATTTGACCGCCTTATCGGTGCTTTTTAACGCTTTATAGTATAATGGGCTGACAAACTGGGCGGTGGAGTCATAAACCTCGTATCTAGCCACCTTTTTAGCCCTGTCCTGCGCCGTTTGCAGTCCAAAGTGTTTAAACATATACGGGGCATAGTTTCCCCACGGATACGTCCATTTAGGGGCTAATCCGCAATGCAGGGCTTTATGCTCCATTTCGTGTTTAATCCTCGGCACATTCCGCCACGCCCTGATATTCCAAAAATTCATCGCAGGCAAATATCCCTCATTCCACATATTGACGCAGTAAAAATACCAACTATCACCCTTTTTGAATAAATTAATCAATTCATTTTTATCCAACTTACTATCAAACATCTCATCAGCGTCTTTGCAAACAAATCCGTCAGGATTATATTTTTCCAGCGCATAATTAATCAATCTCTGTTTTATTTTCCATTGATTTTTCCCCCACTCATCATCATCATACATAATATCCAATTTGTGAAATTTCCGCAAAACCTCATTCTCTTTTTCGCTGACATTATTCAAAACGATAATCATTCGGTCACATAACCTTTGTAAATCGTGCAGGGCTTCCTCTAACATTTTATCAGCTTCACCCTTGCCAACGACCATATACCCGATAATCATATAGTTTTTTGTTTATTTAACATTTTTCTAAAAAATAAATCCTTATCCATTTTCTTCAATCTGCCGTCCTTGAACGCCCTATCAATCTCAAAATCCAAATGCTTATTCATCTCATATTCCACCTCTTTATTTATCTCCATTCTTTCCTCATTATTTAAAAACCCAGCCATAATAAAACGGCGGGTTTTCTCATTAATCTTTTTTGTATTGATAATCTCCATTGCCCTCTCTCGCAATTCGTCCCGAACCTTAACAAATAATCGGTCTTTATAAATATTATAAACCCGTTCAGTTATTTCGTTCAAATAATGCTGACTAAGTTTATCTATCATAAAATTATATCTTTAACCTGACCAAGATTTTGCTGTGTTTCCACATCACTCATTCGTGAGCCATTAATATCAAAGAAATCAAATTTGCGTGGTTGACGGAATTTACCCTTAGCACTCTCCCTGTCCAACGCTTGAGCTTCTTTGATAAACTTTGGCACTTTAATAATTATGTCATTATTCTTTTGATTGATTAAGCCCCTCAATCTGCTCTGTTCTTTTTCATCAGCCGTTTCCAATAATTGTTTTTCCCAATCTTCAATCATCTGATACGCCTTATCCAAATTTTCTTTTATCTTCATAATAGCCCGATAGTAAACAGAGCCGTCAGATACGCCATACTGTTTTAGCTGATGATTAATAGTCGCCGCTTCCTGTTCGGCACATACAAACACCTCGCCATTATTTTTAATATAATAAAAATTTGGCTGTGGCGGGTCAACATTAATATTGATTTTTTTGTCCATAGTTTAATCACTTGCTCTCTTATTGGGGTTTCGCAGAGAGCGGTGAACCCCAACAAGCGATTAACGGTTTGACTAGCTGGTTGTCGCTGTCATATTCGCATTAACCACGACTGCGGCTTTGTCTCTCAATTCGGCAACGCCATATAGAATATCGGTGACTGTGAGTAGACCGAGGTTTCTAATAGCATTTTCCGCTTGAACCCTGACTTTATTTCCGCCAGGAGTTTGGAGGGCATAGCCAAACGCTTCCTTAGAGGCATAAAGGTTGCGATATGTTTGTAGACCGCTCACAACATTCGTAGTGACGAATATCGGAGAGCCATACAAATCGCCCTTTAATCCTCTTGAGCTGTCCATTAAGCCAAAGTTTCCGCTTAATGTGAACCCGGGCACTGCTTGACCTCGCATAGAAGCGTCATAATACTTCTGAATGCCAGCGACCTGTTTCCAATAAACTGTGGGGTGGAAGAAGAAAGCACACTCCATAGTATTGAAATGGTTGGCGTCCAAAGTAGCAATAGCGGTTCTAATTTCAAGGTCAGTCAATACAGTGGTCGTATCACCGACAGCGGTATTACCTGTCAAGCCGCTCCAAAGTCCAAAGATGGAAGCTTCAAGAGCGGTTGCCAATGTTCTGCCCGTTTTGCGAGCATAAGTTCCTGAATAATCAAAGTTATTCATTAACTGTTGGTAATCCTTGTCACCAATGATATAAGCAATGTATTTATGAGTGTCAACCGTCAAGGTCGGGTCAACCATAGCAGGACCTGCTGTGGTTATTTCCGCTCCTTGAGTGGATTGAGTTTGAACCGAGAATGCGTTTGTATAAACATCAGCAATATGGAAAATATCGCCTCCGTTAACAGCATACGCAGAAAGGTCAGTAAAGAAGTTAGCACCGCAAAAAGCGGCGAACATCTGTTCCTGAACAATCGGAGTCCAAACTTCCGGAATACGAGCCGCCAAATCAGCGGCTACGAAAGGGTCGGTTGTGACTGCCATAAGTTCGTTTGCTTGTCGTGCTTGCGGAGTTTAAAAGGAACTATTTTTGGAATACTTTGCCAAAGTTTTTTTTGCGTTCATCATTTGACATTTCACTCCATTTTTTTCCCTCAACCACAATGGTTGAACCCGAGGGAGCAGGGGTAGCGTCAGCATTCGCCTTTGACTGTCTCAAAACGGTGATAGCCGTTTTTACAAACGGGTCGTCAATGATAGTATGCGGCTCTTTCCCTATCCCCTTTGCATAAGCAAAAAGTTTATCAGTTTCCTCGGCAGTATAGCCGTATTGACTGGCGAACTGTCTCTTAGCCTCTGAAAATTCAAGGTTACCCAAACGATTATTAATCTCATCAGGTTGCCCCTCATTTTTGGGAGGCGGTTGAGTTTTAAATTTCGCCAATTCGGCTTCTGTCTCGGCTAGCTTTTGGCTAGTTACTTCAAACTTACTTTTGAAATGCAATTTACGCACGTGTTCGGTTTGTAAGGTTTTTTTGATGTCTTCGTCAGTTATCTTTTCAAAGACATCAGCGGGGACATCTTGGTTCAGCTCGTCCTCATTAAGCTGTATATTTTCAGCCATATAATGCTATTTAGGTTTGAAAGGGTTTGCCTTGCCCTAAACCAATATTACTTGGTAATAAGTTTTTAACGAGGTTTGCTTGCCTCACTACTTCCAATTATCGCCGTCATTTGGCGTAACGCCACGAGCGATATTAATTTTTTCAATTAACAACTCATCAATCAGTTTGACCACTTCAAGGCGAGTAGCATTCGGCAAATTCGGATAATTACGAATATCGGCATAATCATCAGCCAACATATGTAAATATTCTAGCACATATTTCGCCTGCTGGGAAGTGGCAAAACCAGCAAATCGTTTTTCAATATCTTCTCTTGATTTTATCATACGCCTAAGTTTGGATTTTCAGGAGCATTGACATCAGCCATTGAAGCCATTGCTCCACCCGAATTGGGTTGAGTTGGTTTAATACCAGTTTGACCAGCAGCCATATTCGGAGGCACGGCTTGAGCCATAGCAGGCACGCCGACCAAATTAGTTAAACTTTCCCCAGTCCAAGACAAGATTTTTGATAATAGTTTGCGGAGTGACGGGTCTTGAAGTATCATCGGGTTTTGAGCCACCAAATTCATCACATTCGTTCCCGTTTCAATTTTCTTTTCCATATTGACACTCTCACCCGTGACCACCAACCTGACCGAATATTTTAAACTATCATAAAATGCTTTCGGTATACTGAACGGCAACGACCGCATTTGGTTTATCTCATTCTTAACTTTTTCCCGAATACCCAAGACATCAACAAACCCCAAACCACGATTGATATTATCCAAAACACTTTCCCGAACCTTTGCCTCGGTATAAATAAACCGCAAATCCTCAATATCATCATCATCACCCATAATGTTGAAAATATGCTCCTTGTTCCCCCATTCCTTTTTGAATATTGGGATTATCAAATTATTCATTACCCTCTTAACAAAAAAGCCAAATTCCTCTCGCTCTAAGCCAAAATGAGTATTGACGGCATTTGATAAAATGACCCCCAATCTGAACGCCACACCCGAACCCATACTCTCGCCAGTCGCCACCTCAAAGCTGAATGCCTTTTGGTCGCTGTTCTGCTCCCACTCTTGAGCCGAGTTATTGAAGTCCGACTGACCTTGCGACACTTTATTGACTTGAGTAATTTCCCCGTTAGAGCCGATATACAAAACATCTCCGTCCTTAACGTCACGAATAAGATTTTTAGCAATCTCATTACTCCGACTTTGGAAGATATACCGAGCCGCCCATTGCATAGACCGCTTACGGAGATTGGTAATCATATTGCGAGCGATTTGGTTCGGTATTTGCACTTCAATCTCACCGACCCCCAACCACCTGCCGTCAGTTTTATTCTTGTGGCTTTCTTCATACGGGAACTCGTCGTCGTTATTAATCAAACCGACATATAAAACATTATCATTCAACTTTTCTTTATTCTTAGTTTCATCAACCATTAAAATTGACATCGTCTTTACATAAGGCGAACTAACGGCTATTTTATGTTTCGCCAATTCTTCTTTGCTGGCTAAACCATAACGTTCATAAATCTTTTTCTTGCCAGCATAAAAAGCAATATTCCCGACTTCCCACCCGCTATCTTTAAACTTCTGTAATTGATACCACGACATATCGTGAATTTCAATTACGCTCTCACCATTGCTAAACGCTTCTTTCAAAGTTTTGGCGTCCTGCGGATTGATAATAGTTTTTAAACTCACTCGGTGAATTTTATCTTTTATCCTTTTGGCGACGCAAGAACCATATTTATTTCTGTCATCATTTAACTCATTGATAATCGCTCCATACTCACTCACCTTGCTCCACTGTTTAAATTCCTTATTCATAAAATACGCCCCATAAACCGAGTAGCCGTCCTCGGGAATAAATAAGTGGTCTTTGACATCAATATCAGTTTGGGAACGAGCGACATCTTTTCTGAACTTAACAATATTCAAAAACAATTTATCCTGCCCCTCGCTATCTTTATCCCCACTCTCAAATTGTGAGTTTAAATACAAATCGCACAAATCAATCATCTGGAACTGATTAAAATTATAACCACTCCCCCTAGTCGTCAATACTCCACCCTTTAAATCATTTTTCCCCACTCCGGCAATCTTAACCGAACTGGAGTAAAAGTTTTCTATTTCCGTTTTTAGCGACCCAATCAGGTCGGTAAAACTGTTTTTGTTTTCCATATTTTTTAGTGATAACTTGTTATATCCACTTTGGAGGAACTATTACCAGTTAAGTATAGCAAACTTCCGTCAGTTTGTTTAATAGGCAACTCTGGCATTTCCCAAACAGCCAAAGCCAAGCCCATTATACAATCGTCGTGCAACCCGTCAGGCACTTGAACTCTCAATTTACCCCGTTCACTTAATTCATACCGCATTGACTTCAACTCGTCAATCAAAACAACATCATTAATTATTTTTATCTTATCCTGTTCAATCTTAATCGCCAAATTATTAAGCAAATCTTTCCGTGATTGTTCCGTGAATTTGAACGGAGTGACAGTCAAGCCAGTCAACGCCAAGTCTTCATAAATCGGCTCACCAACCCCCGTGCTATCCACACAAATCTCTGCCTTATTATATTTCCTCGCTATCGCCTCAATCCTCGCTCTTTGTAAATTCCAATCAATCTGATTGAACCTATCAATCGCCACGACCTTGAAAGTCATTAAATCCAAAACGATAATCACCGTATAATCTTGATGTTTTGCCAAATCCACTCCCATTTTATACCTATGCCCTGCCTCTGGCTTTTGCTCTCCGAGCAAATGGACATTCTCTTTAATCCTACGAAAGAACGCACCAGCACCCTCAATGAATTTGCAATAATATTCCTGCTCAATCAAATCCTGTGGCATTCCCTCTCGGCTTTCTTCTTCAATATCCTTTTGGGTCAAAATCTTAGTATCGTCAATCGTCAATATTTCCCAATACCACCGCTCCGGATTATCTTTGGCAATCTGCAACATCTGAAAAGCGTGGTTCATTCCCCGAGGCGTAAAATTAAATATCGCCCAGCCCTTATTCACTTTTAAAATTGGTCTGATAAAATTCCAAACCTGCGGTTGAGTGATTGAATACTCCGACATTATCACTCCCCTAGGATTTGTTCCGACTGACGTAAATTCAAACCTATCCGCCGCAATCAACTGAATAACCGAGCCATTAAATAATTCAAATTTTTTATCGCTCACATTCCGCTTGGCAATCTCCAACGGAATATGGTCAATCATCTTGAACCCGTCATTATCAATATTGTCCCAAATAACTTTTGTGGCTTGGGTATAAGTCGGGAGAAAATAAAAATATGTTCCAACTTCTTCGGTCGCCCTCTTGACCATATAGTTAAAACATACTTTGTCCTTGCCGCTCCGTCTATGCCAAACAATAACCGCCCTGCTGATACCACTATCCATTGCTTTTAAAAAAGGCAACTGGTATTCTCTCGGTTCAAAGTTATACGGCACTCTTATTCTTTTCTCGTTTGGCATAATTTATCAATTCAATAAGCACCTGCGAATTTGGGTCTAATTCCTGCTTAGGCATTCCCTCTAAATAATTAAAAATAGTCCTGATGTGCTGGATATCACCTTTTTTGACGCTATCTACCAACATTCTCTCCACAATCAGCGTTGCCCAAGTTTTTTTATCCTGCCCCGCTGGGCATTTTTGTATTTCCGCTCTCAACAAATTTATCAAAGAAAAAGCACCTTTGGGCTTTTTTCCACCAAATTTGTTGTTTTTTTTGAACTGATGTTCTACTGGCGGTTGTTTATATGGCATATGTTTCCCGTAAATTTCACGATATTATATGCCTTTTATTGGCACATTCACGACAGGATTGATACTTAAGTTACCACCTTGAGTATTCCGTTGAATAGTCACAATCCGACTGCCCCACTTCGCTTGGAACTTTTGGGCTTGCTCCAATTCTTTGTCGCTAGTCCGATAAGAGGCACACCCCCCTTTGACCTTGATATGTCCGCAAACATAATGATATTTATTAAACCTCAATATCTTGCGGTATTTATTGAGGATTTGTAATGAGTAATCATAATCTTCTTTAAGCCCCAAAGTCTCGTCAAACCTGACCCCTTTGTCTTTGACAACTCCGAAGCAAGGACCGAGAACCACAGAGCTCAAAGAAAATGGTGAATACTCCCGATAAAACTTTTTATCAAATTGTAAATTCAAACCCCATAACCTAGTCCCTGCCTCTCTGGTCATTTTAAAAGCCATTCTAGCAAAAGCATAAAACTCTTTATCAGATAATAAATATTGCTCATTCCCCTCGTAATAACCAAATGCCTGAATATCATCATCAAGCATTAAAATTTCCTCATCTTTGAAATTATCCAATATCCAATTCCTAATTACCGCCATACCCTGACCTCTCAAATCATCAGGTATTGACTTTATTTCATTTTTGTTGTGTTTCTTATATTCCTCAACCTCAAACTCGTGGCAACAAATTACCCCCTTGGAGAATTGCTGGGCGGTGATACAATTATCAGCCCGTTTATAGCTTGGAATAGCGATTATCATATTATTTCAATTCTGTCAGTAATTGTTTACCACTCAAAACTCTCCCGACCCCTTTCCGCATATACTCATCTTCACTATCCAACGCTTTAACCGTCTTCAACCCGAATTTGTCCTCAATAACCTGCCAATCCAAAACACTATCAAAGACAAAGACCAAATAGTTATTTTCTTCCAATATCTCGGTGGTGAACTCCACCTCACCCTCAACCTTGTCATCTTTGACCAATTCCTCATCAGTAAAACCAGTCAAATTTCGCATTTCCTCATCAAAATCTTTCAACTCATCAATCACCAAATCCATTTCCCAACCGCTCTCATTCAACTTATTATCAGCAAGGCGGTATAATTTAATCTCATCATCAGTCAAATCCTCAATAGACATCACGGGGATAAATAACTCACCCTTTTTAGCCATTGGCTCTTTTCTGACCTCTTTAATCCCCAACATTTCCGCCGCCATAACCCTGCCGTGTCCGACAATAATCGTGTTATCTTTATCAATCAAAACTGGCTGGCGAAAGCCAAAGTTTTTAATGCTCTCGGCTATTTTCTTGACCTGAACTTTATTATGCTTTTTAGCATTCTTTTCATAAAACTTTAAATCCTTGATGTCCATATTAAAAAATTTCACTTAATATTCCCCAAAATAAACAAAGCATTCCGACCGCCGTTAACGCTAAACCTAAAATAGACCGCCCAACAACTTCACTGAATAAACCCCACAAACCAAAACCAAAACCAGCAATCAAAAAGATTGACCCGATAAAAACTTTGAACGCATTATCTTCCCACATATAAGTTTAATAATAATCAGGCAACTCAACCTCATTCGGCAAAGGGATAATCACCCCGAACTCTTGGTTAGCCCATACCCTGACCTTTTCAAGGTATTCTTCAAACTCGCTGGTATTGAGGGAAGTGGTTGAGCGACTGCTAATTACTTTCATTATACCAAAATCTAACTCTTTTGGCAACAAGGTTGATTTTAGCACCTCGTGAATTTCCAACGGCAGGTAGCCAAAGTTCTCCGATAAAATTTTAATCACCACTCCCCAATAATACCGATTTTGCTTTTCCGACCTGTCATTTTTCATTTCCTTGATTGAAAAAACATACTCCCCGTCAGGCATATTCGCCAGCATTTTGTCCAACGCTGGTCGGTTGCGGATTAGCATTTTTCCGTCTTTGACATCACACACATATTTTATAATTAAATCAGCCATAGTTTAAAATATTCTTGATAATTTTATCTGCCTCAAGGTGGATTGATTTGTATTCCCAATCCTTTAACCTATCCTCGTAAGGCAGAGTATCTTTGACCTTTTTTATTTTATCCAAAATCAATCCCAGTTTGTTCCTCTCCCTATCCACCAACGGAATTGACTTGAATTGAAAATCTCTGAAAATCCTGTTTGGCATAAGTATAAATTAATTTAAAACCGAAAAAACAAACAAAGTGGCAATTATTCCCAAAACAAAATAAAACCAACCGTCCGATGTTTCCTCGTTCCTGTCCTCAATTTCACGAATTGTAAAACCTAATGGCAACATATTTTTTTAATTTATTTTTCATCACAATAATAATGTCCAAACTCAGTCTGGTATACTCCTACTCCAGCCTCTCTACATTTCTTTATTGTTTCTATTTGTTCATTCAATAGTTCATCGTGCGTCATTCCACAGCCAGTAATAAAAAATAAAACAAAAAACAAGACTAAAAGTAAAAATTGTTTTTTCATACTTATCTTTTAAATTTATTTAGCGAACCACGGAATATTAATGCTTTTTATCTCCCGGACAAAGAGCTCAATCCGTGGGTTTTTAAAATCAACCAAAGTATAGTGGTGACTGACCTTTATTTGTTTATCATCAAACCACAAAATTTGGTTCAAAGCGTCATTCAATTTTTTATTACAATTCAAATGGTCAAATTTCCGATTGCTGTCAAAATAATAAACATAACAAACCTCTAACCTCTCACCCCTCAACGGATTGACTAAAAATTGAGCCCTCATCTGCTGGCGAACTTGAGCCGCAGAATACTGACCATAATTCTTAGCCTCTTCGCTGACATACATTTTGCTTCTACCCCGACCCCGACCAATCTTATAAGTCTGATTGACCGACATCGGCTTGCCTAAAACCTTGAAATGATAAATCTTGGCTGACATATTAATTTTTAAAAGAAAACTTAGTTGATAATTCCCCCCTCATTTTTGCAAGTGTTTTTTTATTTCTTTCAATATCCTCATCAGTCAAAACGGGCATTTCCGTCTTTTTGCTCTTGGTGACTATCTCAATTTTCCTCATCACCGCCTCACTTTCCTCTGGTCTTAATGGGAATATGCCCTGCCAGCTATTTTCAATGGATTTTTCCACCATAGCCACCGCAATCTCAATTCTGTGCTTATGCAACTTCTTTAAAATCAATTCCTCTGCCTTTTTGGTTGCTGGTTTTCTTATCTTTTTCCTCATTTCCAAATAGTTTTCCCATAATTCTTTAAATTCTTCATTCTGAAAAAAAACAAAGTCCTTTTCTTTTGTATTGTCTTTTGTATTGTCTTTTGTATGTAAAGGCGTCTTTACTAGTTGTAGCCCCTCCGCTTTACTAGTTGCCCTCTTAGTCTTAACTAGTTCAACAGTATTTACTAGTTCCCAATTCTTATAATATTTATTAATTTCCCATAAATTACTGCTATTTTTTGAGTTCCCAACCTTTACTAGTTTAACTATCTTAACTAGTTGTAGGTTTTTCAATGCCTTGACGATTGATGGTCTTGACCGCTCCAAACCCCTTTCAAACTGGGTCAAACTAATCTCATCTTGCTTTTTATTATAACCATAAGTCTTGCGGATTATAAAAATTACCAAAGCCAATTCGCACCCCTTGAAAGGTATCTGTATCAACCTTTCAATTAAAGGATTGACTATCCTAGTATAATTGCCATTTTCCACTTGTAAGTCTTTATTTTCGTCCATATTTCTTATAAAAAAACCGCAACGGCCTTGAATAATTAATGGGGTATACCGAAGACAGTATATATTAATTATTCAAGAACCTTGCGGTTCTTCTGTCTTCTATAACCTTACCCCAAGGACATTATATCACGGGGTTATTCCCCACACAAGCCAATAAAAAGACCACCAATCCGACCACCAACCACAGTTTATCCACCGCCGAAATCCTTGTTTGGCTGGCATAACGATACCCATATTTTTTGACCATATTTTTGTTTTTTAGTTTATTATACGGCTTAGGAGTTGATACCCCTAAACCCTGTAATCAACTAATCAACCGCCAACCGCAGGAAAGTCAGCAGTATATCTCTTAAAAATTGAAATCCAAATCAACCTTTTCCTCTTTTACCTCGTCCCTTATCTTTTCATCAATAATTCCAGCTTTTTCCTCTTTGGTCATTTCCAATTTGGCATTAATCTCGTTCAAGACCGATAAAATCTCGGTCAGCAATTCATTACTGGTTTTATTTTTCATAATTTATTTCCTCTAAGCGTTTAATTTCTTCTGCCAACTCCTCAATTTTCTCATTTGCCTCACAAAGCGGACAACTTCGTTCCTCAAAAGCAATATCACAAGAATTACAATAGTTCATAAATTTACCGGGATTAATTTATCACCGACCAACTCTTGCTCTCTTTTTCTAGCGACCAATAGAGCAAGGAAGACCGCATAGTCTTTTTTAAAATCATCAAGTTTATACGCCTCAAAATCTCCAGTATCTTTGCCAAACTTAATAATCCACCTTTCGTCATACTTGTCCCCAGTTTCTTCGCTATCAGCCCCCATATACCCAGCCACCTGATACCTCATCTCGTTATAAACTCCGCTTGATGTTTTAAAATCCACACACGCCAATTTGCCGTTGACCTTAGCTTTCAAATCCATAATTCCAACGAACTTATATTTTTTTGAATAGACCAGTTTTTCGCTTTCAAGGAATTTGACCTTATATTCTTTTATCCACCTCAAGAAAGCCGTGACCCCATTCAAAACCTGTTCATCTTCGGGAAATGGTTGCTCAACCTTTTTTATATAATTTTCACACCACTCGTGAACCTGCTTGCCCTTATTCGCCGCTTCCTCTTTTATCACCCTATGTTGGCTGACGGCATTTTCAATAATCGTCAAGATAATATCGCTGTCCTTACTATCCACCAAATTGGCGATATTCCCGACCAAATACTCTCTGGTTATTCTCTCTTGCCAAAACATTAATGGTCGTGATTTGTCAAGGATTGAAGTGACCCCAGTGACGGAGATTAATTTTTCCTTGCCCTTTTCGGTTATCAAAGAATAAGCGTGTTTGCCCTCAAAAAATTCTATTTTGACCGACCCATTATATCGGCTCGCTATTTTGCTTGGTTTTGTGATTAACGGCATAAGTTTAGAATAAAGTATTATTAATTTTACACTCTCTCAACACATCTTTGAAGTCATTTGGCAAACTATGGAAAACTTTGTCAACATTATCAAACCTCAATTTTATTTCCCGATACTTGCCATTTTTCTGCCATTCAAATAATTCAGGATAACTACCAACTAATTCCGATATTCTCGCTGACGCCTCATAGCCGACAAACAAATCAAAGGGCAAATCATTTTTCATAAAATCATAAGCTCTCCACCAATCCCTTGACTTCCGATACACGCACATTGTCATAATTATTTTTTGATGTTGCGACAAATCTCTCATATTATTTTTTGGTTAAAATTTGAGCCAACAACACTTGAGCGTGATTTTGAGAATTGAACCCAACGACCTTTGTCCCCAGTTTTTCATTGATAAAAGCGATTATTTCCTTATCAGTCATCTGTTTGCCTGCTTTTTTGACCACCTCTGCCTTTAATTTGGCGATATAATCGGTTTTAACCGCTTGACCCTCTGTTGATACCACTTTTGCCTGAACTCTTGCCGTAGCCCCCGAATTTGCGACCACAGCCCCTGTTTTTGGCATATCCTCTGCTGGCGTAGGTTCATATCCTGCCAATTTCATCACCCAACCGATTAAATTACGATATGCTTTGCCAATCGCCCTCGTTTGAGCCATAGAAAGCACCGCATACTCGTCAAAACTCTTTTTCTTACCCTCTTGGTTAGAGCAAACAGCGAACCCAGTCCCGACAATCTTCCCGTCCGCATTATTAAATATCTCCACTTGAGCGAGCCACTTATACTCTGTCCCCTTGCTGACATTCTCCACCTTGACCACTCTCGGGAATAAACCCATTAAACCACCAGCGAATTGCCACCCCTCAACTTCCACATAATTTTTCCCGACTATCTGAACATATAAATTATTCTTGACGATATACTCTTTTAAAACCTTAGCCATAGTTTGCATTTCCTCTGGCTTAGCAATATTATATTGCTTGATAACCAACGATTTTTCCATATTCGTGTAAATTAAAAATCCCTTATTATAAGCCGTGCAAGCCCACCCGAGCGGGTGAAATAAGGGATTTGTTTATAATATAGCATACTTTCGCTTGCACGGCAATTAATTTAAAGTATGCTCCCGATTAATTTTGTCAATTTGCTTTTTTGTGAGGCACTTAGCTAGCCCCCACGGGGTTCTGATAGTCTTGTATGTTTGAGTATTGACTATCCTTGCGATTGACACCTTGTTTTTATACGGCTCACCTTTGAAATCTTTGAGCAAACCGTTTCGGAAGATGTCCCCGACTGTATAAAATTTTTCTTCCATAAGTTATCCACTTTAATTTATAACCTGTAATCAGTATATCACACCCGACAACCATTGACAATACCTAGTAGCGGTGAATATGATGAGCGAACTTTGTCGCCTCAACCGCACAAATTTTCTCACCCCGTTCCTCAAGGTTATAATCGCCATTATCACAGTAGACCTCAACCCACACTCCCTCATTGTTCCCATAATTGCGACCACTCTGCGACCTTTCAATATCTGATTGTATTTTTGCTTTTGCGATAGCTTCTTGATAATTCATATTAATCTAAATTTTTATGCCAATCAACGACTGCCTGTTGAAGTTTTAAACCCTCATCTTCGGTTATCTCTTTTATTCTCCAACGAGCCATTAAATCGGCGTATTTTTCATTTGATAATTTTATGTGTTTTCTCAATCCGACCTTTGCTAGTTTTAAGTTATAATACGGCAACTCGGGGTAATCCCCGAACTTCTCGCCGTGATAACTAACCTGCACCTTATACATTTTTCGCATATTGGTTTTTCAATTAATAATTGACTGACATTATTATCGTATCACAACCCCAAACAACGGTCAACACCTATTTAAGCAATTAAAATAATAAAAAAGCCCAATAGAATTGAGCTTTTTTGACCAGCAAAAAGTTTATCCCCAGCCACTATTCCCATAAAAACAAAAAAGATGTATTATATTTTTATGAGCCAAATTGACGAACAACCCGACAAGGTAAAAGCAAAAGAAGTATTATTTGTCATAATACTTCTGCTGATGTGTTTTGGTATTCCTTTTCTCGCCGTCCAAATTATTGTTGCTTTTCTCTAAGTCGTTGTTGCCTACCAATCTGATAAATAGCCCTTGAAGCTGGCAAAGTTCCTTTTAACTTTTCGCCAGTTTGTTTTATTTTAGTCCCAACTTCCTCAACCTTTTTAATCCCCCCGAACTCAACCCCCTCGGTTAGCATTTTCTGACCCAATTTTGAAGTGATAAATTTACTGAATAAAACATCACCCAAAATCAAGGACAACGCCTTGACTGGGGCAATAGCAAAGACAGCAACCTCACCCATAATCCTACCAAGAAAAGCAGTTTGCGAACCCTCGGCGATACTCTTGCTTTTCCCGAGTGATTGAGCAAGGGTATCAATATCATTCAATGCGACAATTTGGTCTGGAGTGAACATCGCCTCAAGTTGCTCTGGCGAATATTTACGCAACTCATTACCCAAACCAGTTTTGGTAAAATTACCGTCAGCATTTTTAGCTTTTTGGATTATGGTTTCCAGCAAATTTGATTGAACCGCCAAAACATTCTCGTCGCCGATAACTTCATAAATTCTCTTGACTTCTTCTGCACTCGTAGCTTTATTTAAAATAGCAGGCACAATTTTATCAGGTTGGTCAATTAAATTCGTGATTTTCTTGCCAAATCCGCTATTAATAGTTTCCAATCCTTTATTGTATATCTCATTTGCCAATTTTAACTGTGGCAATAATTCTGGTCTGCTGGCAACCAAAGTAGCGTCCATATCATCACTCAAAGCGGCATAAAGTTTCTCGTAAAGTGACTGGTCACCCGTGACAATCGGGTCTCGGCTTTTTAATCTCCGCCCAATTTCAGTCCTCGTTTGCTTTAAACTTTCAAAATTAAATTTCTTTTTCCCAGTTTTGGCAGTAATAATGGCGTCCATTTTATCCCTGAAAAATTTGGTATTCTCCGCACCGCCAATCACCGCAGTTTTTTGGGTCAAAATCTCTTTCAAAGCAGTTTCGGTATTTTCCGTGACTGCTTTTATTTTCTTGACTTCCGACTTGTCAAATACTTCATAAACAGCGTCTTTGGCTTTTTCAAAAGCACTCCGATAAGTTTCAAAACCCTCGGACACGGCTTTCCCAGCACTCGTCAAATCTGGGGCATTGGCAGTATCCTTGACTAAATTATCAGCAACATCATTGAGTTTATTGAAAGCACCCTCAATCTTATCCGCAATCCTAGTCCCGAATAAACCTCGCCCACCAATCGTCTCCAAAAGGTTGACGATTTTTGATTTGCTTATTGCCGACGCAGGTAAATCAACTTCCAGCCTTTTGGCAGTTTCCAAAATAGCAGGGTCAACCTTACTGGCAAAGGTAGCAATTTTCTTGACCTCACCAACTTTTTGCAAAGTTTTCCCGACCAGTTTTGTAGTAGCAACAATCGGGTCTAATTCTCGCCCGACTTTTTGCACAGTCTCGCCGACCTTAGCAATCTTTGATAAAGTTCCGACCTTGCCGACTTCCGCAACTTTCCCAGCCGTGCTAACTCCCCTCAACGCCGCACCGCCACCCTCAACCAACATTGACACATCAGCTAAAAACCCGACTGGGTCTTCTTGAACCGTTTTTTTGACATTATCCCAACTCCCATATCTGTCTTTAAAAAATTGAGCGACCGCTTCGGTAGTTTGTTCAGCTTGTTGCCCCTCAACCCCCTGACCAACACCAGTAATTTTTCTGGTTAAATCACCAGCAGTTTTTTCCAACATTCCAGCACCAATTTGACCAATAGAGGAAATGGTTTTAACAGGGTGCAAAAAGACATTCAAAATATCACTGCCAAATTTTTTGGCACTAGACGGGATATTGGAAATAGTTTGCCCCAAAGAAAAGTCAGTTTTCTCTTTTCCCCCAGCCTCGCCAGCAACACTCGGCACAGTCGGCTCTTTACCAGTAGTCTTTTTTGACAAATAGTTTAAAATCTCTCGGTCGCTTTTCCCGACCTCTTTGGCTTTCGTCCGCAATAAATCAATCTTATCGCCGAGAGTAGGATTTTTCCCTTTTAAATACTCCAAAATATCGGTATCAGTTGAACCGCTAGTCCGTGCTTGATTAATTGCTTGGTCTAAACTTTTAGTAGCCATATTTTTTGAACTTATTTTATTATAAGCACCCAAAACTTTATCGGCATAAGCACCGCTATCATAAGCCACCCCATACTGATTGACCCCCTTTTTGACAACTGGTTGTCCACCATTCCAAATCAAAGCAATCTGTTTTTCGTCATAACCTTGATTAATTAAATCAGTCACCTTTTTAATAGCGACCTCATTTTGGTTTGCTTTAGTCAACGGGGCGTTAGCATTACCCAAATATTTGCCAGCCCAACTTTTCCAAGTAGACGGCATAAATTGAAAAGCCCCACTTTCCCCACTCCCACCCTTGGCATTATAATTTCCACCGCTTTCCACCACCCCGATTGCCATAGCCAATTTTACTGCTTTTGATTGGTCAGCCATATTATTTAAAATCACTTATATCTAAACTGCTGAAATCAAAGCCACTAAATGCCTCATCAAGCGAACCGCCACCAGTCACCCCACCACTATAATCACGCAAAACCAATTCCTCTGGTATTCCGAAAGTTGTTAGTTTATTTTGATAAAAACTCATAGCGTCAAGATAGCTTTCATATTTGGGGGTATATAATTTTTTAGCCCTATCAACAAAATCCTCTCTTTGGCTGGTGGATAATCTTTTACCACTTATTATTTTATTATATTGACCCCTAATGACCTCTGGCACGCCAGCACTATTTTGAGCAGTAGCAAACTCACCCTCTTTGACCGTAGACCCCGGGTCAAGAACTTTCATATAATTGAAAATCAAAGCCATATCGCCAGCCGCACTCGGGTCTTTAGCGGAAGCAGTAATCCGATTATAACTATCCCGAATATCAATGTAGCCCTTAATATCGGGGTCTTTGTAAACATCAGATTGGATTGTATTCATCAACGATAATTGTTCCTCACTTAATTGGGCGACTAAGTCTTTGTTATTCTCATCAATCAAAGGACCGACAAACATCAAGTTTTCCTCGGGACTTTTGGTCATATCAATCAAACTCCCTGACAACCCGCTTTTCCACATCTCTTTTGCCAATTCGTAATTTAATGTCCTATCAGCTTTTTGTTCGCTTAATAGAGAACTGTAAGCGTCAAGGATAGCAGTATTTTTATCGGCTTGTTTTTGTTCCGCCTTGTCCAACTTATCTTTATTAATATCATAGAAATTTTTGACCGCAGTAATTCTTGCTTCCATATCCCCGAACTCCAAATCAATGGCACGGGTAATCAAATCATTGGCGGTATCAAGTTGACCCTGATAAACCGCACTTTCGGCGGCTAAAACCGCAGTCTCCGAGGCGAGCATTCTTTTCGCCAACGCTTGTTTGCCCTGTATTAAACTGGTCAATCCAGTCCCTTGCGATAACTTTTCATTAATCAAATTATATTCCGCAGTTTTTTGATTGACCCGATTATTTAATTCGCTTATTTTCAACTGCAATCCGTCAACTCCATACTTTTGCTCTAATTCCAATAATCGCCCTGATTTTCCGAGTTGGGCTTTGGTTAAATCCATTAATTGAGTTTCCAAATCGGTAGCAACCTTTTCCCCTGCTTTTATTTCCTCTGTTGGTTTGTTCAAACTTTCGTATAATTTTTCATACGAACCCATAAAAGCCGTCGGGTCGCCGAGCATATCCGCATAATCAGGATATTCAAAATTATCAGTCTTGATATTATCAACGGGGACAGGAGTTTTAATGTCAGTTGGTTTATAGGCACTCGCTCCGCCAATTCCCATTCTCACATCATCAACCGACTTGCCATAGTATTGGTCAAGAATATTCTGTGGTGCGTCAACACCTTTATACGCCTGATAAACCGCATTGATAAAATTTCTATTGGCATTCAAATTTCCTTGAGTTGCCTGAACCCTTGCCATTAAATCAGAATTAAGATTGGGAGTGGTATTTTTAACCATACTTAGCACTCCACTAGGTTGAGTGCTAATTGTCCCAGCGATAGTCGGGCTGGCGGGTGCAAGATTGGCAACAACATTTGGCTTGTTGGGGGTCAAACTAGCGATGATATTCGGTTGAACATTTTGTATTGGTATTGACATATTCGTAAATTAAATTAAGTTAAAGCGGTATATTTCCACGCATTATCCACCCAAAAATAAACCCGATAATCAGCCCCATTATGATAAAAATAAATCTGCTCAAAGAAATTTTTAGGATAATAAGTGGGGGCATTCGCACTAAATTTTTTTAATTGTAATACTTCCTTGAAAACAGTTAAAAGATACTCTGAACTCATCATAGCATTTTCTGGCTTTTTTGTAATCTCAATATCCTTGAACTTGGTAGCCCCAATATCCCTGAACTCACTTTTATTTTTATTCTCCATAAATTTCTATTGAAATAATATCTAAGCCCTTATAGTTATTTGGGTTTTTAAAAAAGACTTCCAAATACATCTGGTCGCCATAAAATCCGCCCTGAACTGGGAAATTTAACTCATCAGGTATATTGACTGGGTTGATTGTCCGAGTTAAACACTTTTTGACGGATATTAAATTGAAAGTGTCACCATTCGCCAAAGCACCACTCAACGCTGGGCTGACTGTCAGTTGTTCATTCGCCTCACCCTTATTGGCAATACTGGTGATAAAAGTCCTTTGACCAGCCCTCAATTTGTCCAAAACAAGCACCTCATCACCAACCTCACCGCTAAAATACGGAATACTGTCAGCACCAGCGACTGTTATCATTGTCGCAGTCCCCCCGCTTGACGATTGAGAATATCGCCACAAGGGTCGCCGACAATCCCCGACCGCAACAGTCACATCAAGCGTAACCGCACTATCAGCCCTCATCTCATCAAATTTGGGGGCTAAATTTAGTTTAATCTCTTTGACCTGAACCTTTTTGTTGAAAGGTATAAAAAACATTCCCCCATAATCTTTGACCGTATTGGTGAATAATGTCGCAATGCAATTGGCGTGAGTTCCACCCCCACCACCGAAAGAAGTAAAAACATAATTCAACGAACCCTCAACGGCATTGAAAATCGCCCCGGGAGTGGCAGTGGAGAGCATTTGATAAGCACTATCGTCATAAAACGGCACGAAAGTCCAACCAGTTTTAAAATCATAAACCGCCACCCCATTTTTATCTCGCATATACCCGTCACCACCAGCCGCTATTACCAATTTATTATCAATAATTCTCATCTGATTAAACGACAAATTCAAGGTATTATTAAATTCAAATAAATCGGGATAATCGGTTAAAAATTCCAAAGTATATCCGTCAGTTAAATAAAACTTAGCCCCGATACACACAATCCAACCATTTGAATATGGGACAACCGCCGTGACTGGCTGGTCAGTTTCAGTAATTGACAACCACCCGTCAGCCCAACCATTCCACAATAATATCCGACCCTTACCACGATATTCACAACCAACCAAAAGTCTGTCCTGATTAAGTGCCATTGCTCTAAACTGGGTTTTATCTGGCAACTGTTTATAATTATCGTCAAAAGTAGCCTCATCGGTATTCAATGCCGCCAACCAATTACCATTGCCGATTAAATATTCGGTATCAAACAAAACGATTTGCCGTCTGAAATCAGTAGCCGCCTCTTGACCAGTAAATTGTGGGTATGCGGTTGAGGCAAAGAAATTCCAAAAATTACCCCCATTTTTAGCACCTTTTTCAGCAAAGGCAAGGAAATAATCACCTGCGGTATAGGTATCAACACTCCCAGTCATCGTCAATTTGTCGTTGGTAGCGTCCCCGTCACCGATAGTTGTAATCGTATTGACTTTTTTAGTAGCCAAATTGAAAACCCCATTAATCGGTGCTGATGTCCCCAATCCCAAAGTATCAAAATTCCGACCAGCAGTATCAATAATCGTGGTGGCATTACTGCCAGTTTTACAAATTCCCCGATAAGCAATACCCAAATGGTAAGCGTTAGAATACAGAATATTCTCATTTTTTGTGGTCATCAAATCAGGATAACTGGAAGCCTGATTAACGCCTGCATTTGTCACAATCGCCCTCATCTCCCCCTTATCTTGAGCCGCCAATAAAATGCTAAAACCAAACAAACGACCATCGGCGTGAGCAACAACTGTCGTGTATTCGGCTGACGAATGCTTTAATGTGGTGAACGCATTGACCGCCCCCAAATTGGCAAAACCAGTCGTGTCCTCGGACAAACGGAAATAATTAAAATAAGAGGGGGTCAAAATACTTTTCCCCAAATCAACCTTTTTGGCTCGCATACTTTGTAAAAAGTAGCAACCATTTTCGTGCATTCCACTAAAGTTTTCCAATTTTGTTAACAACATATAATTTAATTATACTGGTTTTGATGTATTAGTCCAATCGGGTGTTGCCGACTTATCAACATTGACCCAATCGGGGGCTGACGCTTTATCAGTATTTACCCAAATCCCGTTTGAATTTGAGCTCCTTGAACTAGAAGACGAACTAAAGCTATAACTGGAACTTGATGAACTACTGAAAGAGCTTGAACTTGACGAAAAACTGCTAGAGCTACTTGACGAAGAAGAAAACGATGAGCTTGAACTGCTGGAAGAAAATGAGGAGCTTGACGAGCAACTGGAAAAGGAAGATGACGAACTGCTTGAGGAAAAACTTGAGCTTGATGACGAACTACTAAAAGACAGCGAGCTAGAAGACGAACTGCTGGAAAAGCTGGAGGAACTTGAGCTACTGGAAAACGAACTGCTTGACGATGAACTACTGAACGAGGAAGAACTTGACGATGAGGAAGAAAAACTTGAGGAAGATGAACTGCTTGAAAAACTATTGCTTGAGGAAGACGAAGAAGAAAAAGAAGAATTTGAGCTGGAAGATGAAAACGATTGAGAACTACTGCTTGATGACGAGGAAAACGACTGACTTGAACTAGACGAGCTAGACGATGAGGAAAATGACAACGATGAGCTACTGGAAGAAAAAGACGAGCTAGAGGAACTGGAACTTGAACTGAACGAAGAAGATGATGACGAAAACGAACTGCTTGAACTGGAACTGGAAAAAGATGACGAGCTAGAGCTTGACGAAAACGAAGACGATGAGGAACTGAACGAACTGCTTGAACTTGACGAAGAAAAAGAGTTTGATGAGCTAGAAGACGAAAAACTAGAACTAGAGCTAGAGGAAGAAAAGCTACTAGACGAAGACGATGAGGAAAAAGAGCTAGACGAGGAAGATGATGAAAAACTAGAACTGCTAGACGAGTTTGAACTGCTAAAACTCGAACTTTGCGAACTGCTTGACGAACTGAAAGATGATGACGAGCTTGACGAACTAAAACTTGACGAAGACGAAGAACTAGACGAAAACGAACTTGAACTTGAAGAAAACGAAGAACTGGAAGAACTTGAGCTAGAGCTAAAACTTGATGACGAGGAAGACGAGCTAAAACTAGAGGAACTGGAAGATGACGAGGAAAAACTGTCTGATGACGAAGACGAGGAAAATGAATTTGAGGAGGAGGAACTTGAGAAAGAATTGCTAGAAGAGCAAGAGCTAGAGGAAGAAGAAAAGCTAGAAGAACTAGAGGATGTAGAAGATGAGGTATAGGTGGCGTAAATTGAATATTTATTTGTGCTTGTCGTTGTTGTCCCTAAATTTTGCGGGGTGCTATAATTATTCGTCGTGTCTAAGTGACCCTGCCCACTAGAGCCAGCATTATAATAAATATCGTTCGTTGTATAAGTATGGACACTCGCTAAAATATAAATTGTTGAAGCAGAAATCGCTGGCGACGTCGCAAAAGTAGACGTGTCCCAAGCTGTTGCACCACCAGTGTTATTAGCTGGACCTACGCCATTGGTTACAATATTTTTTGTGCTATCAAGAACGACTAACGACTTATAACCCTCCCCACTAGCCACATACATATATTGAGTCATTGATACGATATTCGCCGCGTCTGCTGGAGAAGTAAACTCAGAGCCATAAACGTAATACTGACCAGCAACATCTAGTTTCGTAGAGCCAACGGTTTCATATCCAAAGGTTAACCCAGCGGCGTGTCTGACTGGGTAAATCGCTATATCTAAAAACTCATCAGGAATAACAACCGATAAAACCCCTTTTTCTTTATCAATTTTTAATTCCCCCCAAACCTCAACTCCTGCCGAGTCAATTATCCGCGGTCTGTAAATCATTCCGACTTGTCCAGTTTTATATTCCTTACCACCGACATAATTCGGTTTATCTTCTGACGCATAAACAGCATAAGAACCGACTACATTTTCAGGTCTGTGAACCCAAACATTTCCTTCTAAGTCTTTAACCTCGGTATCGCTAACAATAATTTCTTTTTTATGTTCTTCTGAATATCCACTTTTATATTCTTCTGTTAATGGCGGTTGATAAAAAAAATCCAACCCCTTTGTATTCAAAGAAAATTCAATTTTATTTGTCAAAGGTTTTTCCTTGAGGATAATTTCAAATTCATATCCACCCTCTTGCAACTCTTCGCCGATTGGCAAATCATAAAAGTGAACTTCCTTTTTATCGGTCGCCAATTTAATTTTATCCGCTTCGGTAGCAACTGAATAATTGTCAAATTCTTTTAAACGCAAAGAGAAATTGACCTCATTATCCCACCTCATTATTTTAACCTGTGGCAAAAAATCATCAGGCACTTTGCTATCGCCAATCTCCAATTTAATCCTATCTCTCCAATCATCTTTTGGGGTCATACCAAAAAATTTATTCAGTCGGTCAATTGAATATTTTTTATTCACGCCTGACGATAATTTTGCTGGTATATTGACCATAATTACATAATTGGTTTATCCGTGTTGACCCAAACGGGTGCTGACGCTTTACCCTCATTCGTCCAAATCCCGTGAGAATTTGAGCTTGATGATGAGCTGGAAAAGCTGGAACTAGAACTAGAAAAGGATAGCGAACTGGAAGAACTTGAACTGAAAGAATAACTGCTAAAACTGCTAGAGGAAGATGAGGAAGACGAGGAAAAAGACGAAGATGATGAGCAAGATGAAAAGCTGGAAGACGAACTGGAAAATGAGCTAGACGAAGACGAAGAGCTTGAAAAACTAGAATTTGACAATGAGCTTGACGAGCTGGAACTTTGGCTTGAGGAACTTGACGAGGAAGAAGAAGAAAATGACGAGGAAGACGAGGAGCTACTAAAACTTGACGAAGAACTGCTAGAAAACGAAGAAGAAGAACTATTTGACTGCGATGATGAGGAAGACGAAGAAGACGAGCTGTCAACATAAGTCACCGATAAATATGGGTCACTCCCCGTCCCTGTTTGTTCCGAAAAATAACCATAAGCGGCATTGGTGGTATATGTTCCCGAACCATAGACAATCGGAGCGTCCTCAATATCGTGTCCCTCTCTAGCCCCGATTTTGGTAATCCCAGTTTTATCAATCCAAGACAACCCAGTAGCGTCCAAATCAATGACATTGTATTGGTTAGCGGTCATTGTATCCAAATCTTTTTGACCACCCTTAGCAGGGTTATTCACATCTCCGCATTGGTCATAATCTCCAGCGACCACCTCATTTGTGCTTGCCTGACTGGTCTGGACTAAACCAACATACGCCTGACTATCATTATCTTCGTAAATTAATTCCCCAGTAATAACAAAGAAATTGAAAGTTGCCGCCGTGACTGAATTATCATCGGGTATGCCCGAAGTATCAGTCGGGAAAAAACTCCGATACAAAGTATTTCTGCTATTATACGGGTCAGTTGCCTGTGCTACCTGTGCATTGCATAAATATCCCTCTGTCCCAGCACTACTCGCAACATCAGCAGTAGCATAATCGTGAACTGCGTCCCACGCACCCTCCGCAACTGTCCCATTAACATTTCTATACCCCGTTGCACCGTCACCAGCACCAGCATAATAGCTGGTCGTGGTATCGGTAAAAATATCACCTAACGACTTGGCGATAAACTCCGGACTGATTTTTTTTCTGATATAAGTTTTTCCGTTATTGATATAAAAATCAACCTTGATATTTTCCAATAACCCGTTATTGTCCCAAGCCAAAAATGGTTTGATATGCGTAAACCATTCTCGCCCGTCCTGATTATCATTGCCGACCATTAATCTTTTGTTGCTATCAAATTCCTTATCCCGCATTTCCAATTCATACCCGTCATACTCACGGAAATTCAAAACCTTTTTGGTATTTTTATCTCTATATAATTCCTGCCGTTCACTCTTGATATTCTGACGATAAAGTTTTTTACCATTCGGGAAGTCAACCTCAA